TCATTTTTTTAGGTAATACTTTTGGCATATTAAGGCCTCTGATCTTCATACATATCGTAATTTAAATGTTCTTCAGGGTGTACAGCTTGAGAATTCAAACTTCCACCAAAAGGTGTTCCATCAGATTGTAATAGTTTTGAGAAATCCATGTGGCCTGTTTTACCATTTTTAGCAGGTACGAAACAGATTGGAGACTCTTGTTTAGCTCCTCCTTTTGTCATTCTTCTTTGAAATCTAATTGCTATTTCGTTAGGTCTTCCACAAATTCCAACCCAAGATTCATCTTTAGTTCCTAAAGGTCTATAATATCTATTATTTAAAACACTTCCCACAGTTCTTTTTAATCCTTTAGGTCTTGAATTCCAAAAACAATCGTTGAAATCACACCAAACTAATTTTCCATATTCTTTAAATAAGTCTTCTTGTGTAACCCCTTCAGGTAAACTATCCTTTGGTAAATCTTCTTTTTTCGTCTTTTTGCTTTTCTTGTTCATCAGTTTTCTCCGACTCGAATTTTCTTTTTATCCATAATGCTATACAGGCTGCATCTGCAAAATCCTGTTCTTCAAAAGTCTCTCCCCAATGTTTCTCAGCGAAAGCTTTTATTTCTATTTTAGAGGCATTTCCTTTTCCTATAATATCTTTTTTCCATTTAGTATTGTCTATTGGAATACAATTAATTCCATACTTATAGCAAAGATATTTTACACATCCTACTACTGAAGCTAATGCTATAGTAGATTTAGGATTTTGAATAAAGATAGCTGCTTCTACAGCTGCTTCTGCCTCTTTGTTTATTGTACTTAAATAAGCGTCAAAGTCTGACATAAAATTAAGAAATCTTTCTTCAAAATCCTTTCCTTTATGTTCCCACTTTTCTTGTTTTAGTATAGACCCACCATTACCTAACCATACAGAATGTATAGCTTTACTTGAACAATCAATTCCTATAAAATTTTTCATTCTTGATTGGTATTAGGTTTATCTAACATTACAGACTCTAACGCATCTAAACACATTTGTGCTTCTGAAAGAATGTCTAACATTAAATCAGCATCTTCTTTATAAGCAGCATATTTCATACCACTTACAGTTTTAGATAAGTCTTTTATTAGATCATTTACTGCGTAATCATCCCATTCATGTATAAATTCTGAAACATCCATTATCTATTATACTCCTTTTTATCGCTTGTTCTTAGTGTAATAATCCTAGATATTGTGAGAAACAGGGAAGTATAAGAGTCTAACTCACCTTTTATTACTATCTGTCTTCCTATTGCTTCTCTCATTTGTTCTTTATATTTTCTAAGTTCTTCGGATTCAGAGAGGGCTGCCCCTTCTAAACCTTCTTTATTAAGTTTTGTTAGTCCTTCTTTTGCTCTTTTATCTACTATTTTATATGATATAGTAGCAAAAGAATCATTATATATATCTTCTATTAAAGCTTTTTTAGATTCTATGTCAGATAGTTCCACCTCTAAAAAGGCTTTCCCTGCTCCATAATAATAAAAAATTTTTTCTAGTTCTTTATCACTAAGCTCTATTACATCAGCTACTTTAAGTTTAGGTCTTTCATCTCCGTCTTTTATTTCACTAAAAACCTCTTCAAAATCTAACTTAGGGATAGGTAAACTTGAAACGTATTTACTTATATTTCCTAAAGTTCTTATAGGTGACATTTACTTCTCCTCATTTTACTAGTTTACATTGACAGTAAGATTCACCTGTACATTTTTCAGGTATTCTTGTCATGCCCATTATTTTAAATAATCTTTCTAATATATTATCCCACATTTTAACATCTTTTTCAACCTGAAAAGCCTTTAATCTTTGATCATTTTTATTCTCATATAAAACAATTCCGTGATCATAAGCTGCTAAATTTAAATATATTTGTATTTGAATCATATGATCTTCTTTTGGGGCTAGTTTTAACAAATCAAAGTTTCTAGTATTAATAGATTTTAATTCTAATATAACTTCATGATATTCAGGATGGGTTATAATAAAGTCTAGTCTTCCTGATATGTTTGGAGTTTCTAATTTGAGTGGGACTTCCCTTCTTTTTACTATTCCTAACTTTTCAAAGTATTTATTTATTCTATATTCTAAATAATTCCCATTATCAAATATTCTCTGCAGATTTCCTGCTATTGATTGAGCTGGTAATAACCCATTATAAGATAAAAATACATATCTATCACATGGATTAGATATTATAGAAGGGTAAAATACTCCCTTTTTACCAAAAACCTTATCTGAGGATAATAAATTATCCATTGATTTTAAAAGCCATCTATCTTGATTAGATGTCCTTCTTCTTGTAGCTCCTATTTGTCTAATTCCTGCCACTATCTTCCTCCTCAATTTCATTTAAAACTTGTTCTATTAAAGGTATTATTTTCTTTTTGCTCGTTTCTGATATATGAAACACCTTTCGTATATCATTACTATAATCTTCTAGTAGATTAGCATCTCTTTTAGCATCTGCTTTCTTTAAATGTCCAAACATTCCATCTGCCTCGATTACTAATCTAACTTCAGGTATATAAAAATCAACTGTATAGGGTGGAAAAGAGTATTGAGTCTCGTAGCGAAGTCCAAATTCTTGTATACATTTAGCAAAGGTTTTCTCTTGTGGAGTATAATCTTTATGGTAATATGTCACTACTTACTTCTTTAGTTAATTGTTCGTACATATTTGGATTATCTACAAAGTATTGCCTTACTCTATTTTTACCTTGAATTCTCTGATCGTTATAAGAGTACCAAGCCCCTGATTGTTTTATTAGACCTTTTTCTAAAGCTTCGTTAATAGTAACTTCTATTAAATCAATTCCTCCACCCACTTTATAAGGTAAGACAATTGAATCCCAATCGTCTCCACCCTGCTTAGTTTTCTTTAATCTTATCTCCATTTCAAATCCTATTTTATCTTTGCCTTCTTCTATCCAAGCTGATCTTCTGACTTCTAATTGTAAATGAGAATAGAACTGCTGTCCTATCCCACCGGGCATATTATTATAGGTTACTCTTCCTACATTACTTCTCAATTGGTTTATTGCTACTAAAGCTGACCCATGTTTTAAATGTGTTAATAGTTTAGGTAAAGCTGAGTTTAGAAACCTTGCTTGCCAAGCCATTGGATTATATCCAAACTCTTCATCTTGAACTGCTGCAGGAACCAAACCAGCAAAACTATCTATTACTACGATATCTACTCCTTCCTGCAAAGCTGAACTAGCTAAATTAAGTCCTTCTTCCCCATTTGCAGGTTGTAGAACTATAATTTTACTCGTATCAACCCCATTTTTCTCATTCCATATAGGATCAAAAGATTGTTCAGTATCAATCCATACTGCTGTTCCCCCATCTTTTTGAACATTGGCTACTAACTGTGAAGCTAAAAAAGACTTTCCAACATTAGTTTGTCCTAATAACATACTAAATCTCTTCTTTGGTATTCCTCCACCTACTAATTTATCTAGTTTAGGTACTCCAAAAGAGATTCTTTCATAATTAAATACATCATCGTCTCCTATTTTTAATTCTACTTTAGGATTTGCTTTCTGTAATCGTTCAAATAGTTTATCATTATCCATTTTATTCCTCTTTTGAATTCTTTCTTCTTAAATATTCAGCCCAAGCCATTAATAAAGAAGCCCCTTGTATAACTTCTGAATATAAAATATCTTGGGAATCTTCCTCATCAACAATATCATACATTTTATGTACTATTCTAGAAGTGATGTTTAACCACTTAGTATCTGAGTTTTTAGTTTGATCTCCCCATAGGGCATCTTGTCTTTCTCTCTCTGCTAAAAGTGAGTGTAAAACTTCTGCTCTTGTAATTTCTGTTTCTTTAGGATCAAACATTATTTTGTCGTCTCGTCTAGAATCTCGTCTATTTTACTGTCTACTTGTTTTCTTACCTCTTCCCAAACTTTGTCTACAGTCTCTTTACTTTTATCTAGTTGGTCTTCTATAGGTGAATCAGTATCAACATCGCCAATTGTAACATCGACTCTACTATATTGATTACTATTTACATCTCCAACTCTGAATGTAAATCCTAAGTGTATATCTATTTTTGCCATTTTTACTCCTTTACTGAGTCCCAATCAATTCCATCGTTAGTTTGAAACTCGTTTTTTATTAAATGTTTTAATCTCCACGCTTGGATATTATATTTATTTTGTGATACTTTATGATTATTTTCAAGGTCTATAGTACCTTTTCCCAAAAATTTTGCTTTCTCGTAAAACTTTTTTGTAGATATGCATCCCATTAACCAAACAGTTTTTGGAACAAAGTTTTCCTTTTTATCTTGATCCTCAAATTCTATGCTGAAAAATACATACATATCTGCTCCCCCTTTCATGGCTTGATGCGTACTTGTTTCAGCTACAGAACATTCGTGTGATAATGAGGCTGGAACTGTCCTTTGCATAGTTTTAAGTTCATATTTTAAACCTTTAAGCATAATATCAAATTTATATCTCTGTTCTTCTGACTGTGAAACTAATGTACTATCTGAAAAGTATTTTAAAAAGACTTCTTCGGATAAAAATCCTGCTTTGTTCCCTTCGCCCTCAAGAATAGAGTTGTTTATTGCCCCCATTTCTTTAGCTCGTTTTTCTGCTTTTAATATCATCTCTTCTGTAAAAGGTAATTCCATAGGTAATTTTATCATATTTAAACTCCTACTGTATCCCAATCGATATGATCTTCAATTTTTTCAGGTTCTTTTCTAGAAGGTAAATCTGATAAATCTACCTTTCCTCCCAAAACCCAATGAGAATCTCCTTGTTTCACAAAAGTTACATCTCTTTTTGAAGCCCAAGAAGGCTCACAAACCTCAACATCTACTTTTAATGGGATATCTAAAGTATTGTTTTCTAATAAATTTTTAATTTCGTATGTTATAGTGTTTACCTCATCATTATGAATTTCACATATAATCTCGTCATGTACTTGTAATAGTATATTACTTTGCGTATCTTGTAAATATTTATGTACTTCTATCATCCTCTCGCTTAAAATATCAGCACTAGTGCCTTGAACTAAATAGTTTACTCCTTTGTAAGCATATTTTGATTCAATAGCATAAAACCTTTTATACTTATTATATAAATATCCTCTATCTAAAACTGCTTGCATTACACCATTAATAAAGTCTCTTGAACCTTCAATATTCTTAAAATAATCTTTTTTATATTTCTTTGCTTCTTCTACTGTAGCCCCTAATTGTGTAGCTAATTTTTTATTTCCTATTCCATATATAATTCCAAAGGTAATAGCTTTAGCAGCTTGTCTATAAGTTTTAAAATCTACATGGTTCTCTGAGATATTAAAAGCTAACTTAGCTGCTTCGGAATGAAAATCTAAATCTCCTTTCTTTAGTAAGTCGTCAAATTTTGGATTTTTCAAATAGCTTAAAAATACCCTTACTTCCATTTGAGAGTAATCAAAAGAAACTAAAGTGTAGTCTTTTCTAGGTACAAATAACCTTCTAATAGATATTTCTTTAGTATCTGTTTCGTCAAAAGACTCATCTCCTATAAATCCCCAAGTATCTAATACTTCATCATCTAAATTTTCAATAGGTTCTCCTCCCTTAGAAGTCAGAGAAGCATTTATTCTTTTTATGATATCTTGTCTTTCGTCAGTATCAAACTTTCTATTAGATAATTTGAAATGATTTCTAGGTATGTTTTGTAGGTTAGGGTCTCTAGACGATAGTCTGCCTGTTAAAGTGCCCCAATTACAGAAAGAAGAATGTAGAATAGGAATTTCATAGGGTTCTATTAAAGATTCTACATAAGTACTCTTTAATTTTTCCAAAGTTCTATACTGTCTTACTAACCCAGCAATAGGATTGTTTATCCTAGCTAAAGCTTCTTCACTCCAAGACTGTTTTCCTTTAGGAGTCTTTACAGGGGATTTAATTCCTCTTTTATTAAGAGCTTCTCCTAGCTGTTTAGTACTCCCTATATTTATTTCAGGATCGTCTAGTAAAACTTTAACTTGTTTTTCTACCTCTTGTTTTCTAGCTTCTAATTTATCTATCAAATCTTTTGCATACTTTAGATCAATTGGAATACCTGTTCTTTCCATGTGATTTAATACTCTTGTTAATTCACATTGTGCTTCAAATAATTCTATTTGATCAGTTTCTTTTATATCTAGCATTCTATCTTCATGTAATTTAGCAGTCCATTTCACATCTTGCTCGCAATATTCCCCTAGTATATCTACAGGAGCTAAAGAAAAATCCTTGTGCCATTTATTAGACTTTAAAATCTTCTTGGTTTCTATGTCGTATGAAGCTGCTTTTTCCCCATAACTTCTAAATATTGTAGAAGTTAAATCTAAATCACGAATAGTAGTAGGTTCAGTTAAACGTACCATTACTAAGACATCAACTAGTTTAATATTGTCGGTATCTAATCCTTCCAATTCTAGAAATTTTAAATCGAATTTAATGTTATATCCGATTAGAGTCTCTCTCTGACTCATAACCTCTATTAAAGGTTTCAAATATTTCTTGATAATTAGATTCCCACCCTGTTGATGTCGAAAGGGAAAGTAATAAGTATCTCCTTCCTCTGTTCCTATTCCTATTCCACATAATCGGTTAACGTGAAATGGGTCTAAACCATTGGTTTCGACATCTACTATCCATGATTTCTTTGGGAGAATTTTATCAATAACTTCTTGATAATTTTCTGTATTTACTATCATTCAAACAGGCTTAAATCCTCAGATTTTTTACCTGAAGAATCAGTTCCAATATCTGCAGAATATCTATTTTTAAAATATTCGTCTACAGATACTAATTCTGAAGTATCTTTATCAGGATTGCTAAGTTCTCTAGTAGAAGCTGCTATACTATAAGTAGTATCTAATCCTGTTCCATCTCTTTTTATTCGTATTACACCTTTATTAAGGCTTCCCCATTCTTCAAAGATATCTACTAATTGATTCCAAAGATATCCACCTCTTCCAAAAGGCAAGGACATTATTCTAAAATCATTAAGTTCTTCTTTATATAGGGTTTTACCACTAGGGCCTTCTAATGCTGTCCAACTATCTACTCTTTTTTCTACATGCAAAGCTTCATATATGTATGTCCACATTGCAAATTTCTTTTGAACTCTAGAATCTTCAGGCACATTTAAAGCCACTCTAATTTTATCGACATCATCGTTTTCTGTTATTAAAACGCTTTTAAATCTGTTACCTTCTCTCCAAGTCAGCATCTGTATTTCAGAAACGAAAGGGTCTCCTTCTTTACCATCTCCTGCTGCAGAGAGAAAAACTTGGTCTCCAGCTCTTAAAAAGTATTCTTTTGTGTCTACGTTTTGGGTTTGTAATCTTTCTTGTATTCTTGATTGTATTCGTGCTATTCCACTCATATTTGTCTCCTATTTTTACCAAAAATTTCTTTTATTAATAATTGTATTTAATGTTACTTTGTTTTTTATTTCTTGAACATCTTTAAACTGCTTTGGTAAATCTATTAATGATACTATAACATCCTCAGAAAGCGTTGTCAAGGCATAATCAGTAGCTTTTTTACCTGTTTCATCACTATCTAAACAAAGAACTAGTTCTTGTGTAGGCAAATTTACTAATAAGTCTGCCTGCTTTCTAGATAAATGAGCTCCTAGTATGGCTACTGAAGGATGTTCATGCTTGTCTAACCACATGGCATCTAAAATACCTTCGGTAATACAAACATAATCAGTACTTTTAATTCTATTTGAACCGAATAAAACTAAAGATTTCTTTAACCCATACGAATATAGATATTTAGGAGTTGCATTAACTCTTCTAGTAACCCAACCTACTAATCTACTTCTATTATCATATATAGGTATGATTAAATCATTATATTTATTCGTTCCACATCCCCATTTGAATAAGGTTTCCTCGTCAAATCCTCTATCGAATATCCAATTTGGATAGGATTCCGATATAAAATCTTCAGGTAGAGAAACTTCTTGTAACTCTCCTTCTTCTTCAGGTTCATAGAACTCATCAAATAAATTTACATCATATTCAATGTCAACATTATATCCTAACTTCTCTGCAAAGGTCTTTAATGAACCTGATCCACAACCTGCGAAACAAATCCAAGCTTCTTTTTCTACATTGATAGAACAAGAAGACCTTTGATCATCATGAAAAGGGCATAGAATTGAGAACTGATCTCTATCTAGAGGAACATTTATTCCTATATTCAATAATGTTGATGTCCAATCAGCCATTTACTTATTTCTTAGCTGATGTTTCTAAAGCTTTTACTAAAGCCCAAAACTTCTTCATTAAAGCACTTCTTTCTTTAGAAGAAATTTTACCATCCTGCATACTTGCAACTGATACTTCTACTAAATCTAAGAGCTCCGGAAGAATACTTCTGTACTTAAAAATCATTCTAAGCATATTTACTCCTTTAACTTCTCTTTAATAATCATTCTCATATTTATTATACTCTTCAATTATACCTTTGTCCACATCCCATTTTAAACTTACTTGATAGGATGGTAATTCACCATCTCTATACTTTTGAAATTTAATGTCTCGTTTTCTATCTTCTTGTTGACTTGATAAACTTATCTCAGATATTCCTGATTCAGGTTTTCTCATCGCAATGGCTACATCTGCAGCTCTAATTAAAGCATCGCCAAAAGCTACATGTTCAGGTCTTGGAAATGCTGCAGTATCGGCTGCTTCTCTAGTAGCTTGAGTAGAAACAACTATTGGAATATTAAAGGATAATGAAAGGTTTTTAATTCCATAAAACAAAGAATGAGATTGCTCCCACATTTGTTTCTTACTCCCACTTTTAGTAGTTACAAGATATATTCCATCTAAAACCACCAATTCAGGAGTGTATTTTCTAATTAAACTAGCTATACCTTCTAAAGATATACTAGATTCTCCTTCTATATGATCACATATTAATAGGTTTTTAGAATCTTGCTTAGATAAAAACTCTTTATAGTGGTCTTCTTCTATCTCTCCACCTGTTCTTAAACCTGTGTGGGAAAAGGTATACCCCATTTTATGTCCTAATACAACATCTAATCTTAAACTTATAGCTTCTACAGGCATTTCAGTAGAGATTAATAAAGTTTTAATCCCTTCTTTAACTGCTGTAGCTGCTATATCTACACACATCCAAGTTTTTCCTACAGTTGGTCGAGCATAAAACGCTATCAATTCTCCGGGTAACCACCCTACTCCCATCTTATTTAACATACTAAAAGGAGTTTTTACCCCTCTTAGACCATTTTTCGTGTTTTCTTTCTCTTCTTTTCTTTTAATCCACTCTTTAAATCTCTCATCGCTACCTTTATCATACTCTACTATATCGTCATCTCCATGAATCATAACATCATCTAATAAAGAACTTATTTGAGATATAGCTTTTTTAGGGTTTTCTTGTAATAACTCTTTGTTATTTTGAAAGGCTTTGACAGCTCCTCTAAAAGTAACTTGATTTTTAAAGACTCCAATTAAATAGTCTAGGTTATTGTCTGCAGCTTCCGGATTAAGTTCAGGGAAATTCTCTTGTAATAAAGAGTGGGGAGGAAATTCTCCATTTTCATCTACATATGTGTTTAACCATTTAAATACTTTGCCGTGTTTAGCAAAATCTGAAGAAGAATATTTAAATTTTCTTAAAGCTACTTTACTATTTAAATTAAAAATTAAACCTGATTCTATAAACTCGTTATTTTCCATTGTTATCCTATTGGGTATATTATTCTATTACTATTATTTTTTAAATATACATAGTATTCTACATCATCTTTTGTATTGTTGTCAACATATTCTTTAGCTATTTTAAAACTTGTAGTTTTTTCCTGTTCCCATGTTTTATTTGTTTTTTTATTGTAGCCTATAATAGTATATATTCTTTTTTCTGCTTCTTCTTTTTTGTAAAACCCCCCACTTCCCTTTCTGTTTTTAAGAGGCATGTTCAATCTTCTCCTTGTATAAGTTTTCAAATTTCTTTCTAATTTTATTTCTAACTCTATAAGCCGATTCTTCTAAATCCTCACTAATTTCTACCATTGTTAAATCTTCAAATCTTAATTCTATGTACTTTTTTTCTTTTTCAGTTAACTTTAAATTATCTAGAATATCAAATATCTCAATCTCGTCTATAAAGGCTGAAGCTCTTATGTCTTCTAAAGCTTTAGAAATTTTAAAAGGTACATACTCTGATTCACTATACATAATTAACTTATCCATACTAGTAGCATGTATTTTTTTCTGAGCTTGAGATATAAAAGTTCTTATAGTATTTATCATAGCTGTATGTAAGTAAGTATGGAAAGAAGTTTTTTTGTTGGGATTGAATTTTTTAGCTGCTTTTACAATCACTATTCTCAATTCTTGTACTAAATCTTCTTTATCCATACCTTGAATTGAAGTAGTCGCTAAGATTCTATGTATTTTAGGTTCCCATTGTTCAACTAATGTATCTGTAATTTCCATTTTAACCTTTACCTTTAAACTTTTTATATCTTACTTCACAGATTTTTCTACAAAATATGCCTTTCGAGCCTGATTTGTAAGCTTGTTTTATTTGAGACCTTAATTTTATAAAAGGTTCTTCGCAATAAATACATGTTAATTCTATCTCATAATAATTTGTTCTACAAGTAGTAGAACAGAAGGTTTTCGTTGCTTTTTTCGCATCATAACGATAACCTCTTTTAATTATTTTAGCTAATTTTTTACATTGAACGCAATATACAGGTCTACTTCTTAACAAACTTGGAATTCTAGTGTTCATTTCATGTTGTTTTAAAACTTTATGTACATAACTTCTTGTGTACCCCATTTTTTTGGCTATCTCACTAGTACGCATAAAAGGATTTTTCGTTTTAAAACGTATAACTTTAGTTTTTGTGGGTATTTTTGCAGGCATAATCAATTAGAAATGAAATAGATGTGAATGTTCTGTGTCTGCATCAACAAATTTAATATTGTAAGTAGTGGGGATCATCTGATTTGTTGCAAAAGTATGTACTTCAGCTACATCTCCTCCATTAGCCTGATCTTGATTTGATGCTCCTCCCTTTATAATAGCTATCACTACTGAATCTTGAGGGAAGTCTGTAGATGTCCAATCTATTATAGTTTGTATTTGAAATTCATTTGGATGTTCATCATTCCAATATAATATATAATGACTATTTAATCCCATATCAGCGTTTAACATATCTGAGTCTTTGCTTGAACCTGCTCTAATTACATATTCTTCGCCTGTATCTAATATCAATGTTCTAGAAGCTGCTGGTTGTTCTTTATGTGGTTGACTTGAACTATACCCCCAACGGACTTCTTTTGATCTTTGAACAAAAACAGCTACATCATCTGCATGGGCTGAACCTCCATTAAAACCTCTTGCTACTGTAAGGTCATGGCTTGAAACATTTGTTACTACCATATGTTCGCTAGCTGTAGCATTAGAAACACATAATACTTGTCCTGTAGAGAAATGGGCTCCATTATCTACAGTAACTGTTGTATCTGTAGTATTTGATATCGCCCCATTTAATAATGATCCTGATGGAGCCATATTTGAAATATGCATAGGTTCATTAGTATCTTTTCCTAAAGCAAATTTTTGTTGTGATCTATTTCGTTTAGTATGATAAATACTTCTTTCAACAATTTCATTACTTAAAAGTTCAGCTGTACTAGGATATTTCATTATACTTGCAGTTTCTTTTTTAATAGTTTCAAACTCTGTTCTTAAAACACTATTTAAATCTGTAAAAGTTAGACTAGAAACCAAATGATCATGGTCTATGTTTGCTATATCATTGTCTATTCTTACTATATCTCCTGCTCTAATTGGTACATGTACTTTTACAAACTGTCCTGCAGCTAATGTTGTATCATCTGCCCACTCTTCAGTTGTTCTCCCATTTATTTGAATTCCTTGAATAGTTCCTGAAGCACTTGCTGTTTTATCTGTTCTATCATCTAATACATCTGAAATATATGCATGAGGCCATACTTCTTTTATTACGACTCCTGCTGCATGATCTTCATCTATAGTATAAGTATGGGCTTCATTTCTTTGTACTCCTGTAAAAGTATTTGATGTTTTACCACTATAATCAAATAATTCGTTTCCTATCTCAATAGTTCCTGAAGATGGGAAGTTTGCAGTTGTATTAGCATCTATTGTGCCTGATCCTGTCATAGCAGTTGAAGATGATATAGCAGTTCTTACTGTAGTTTGGGCCGGATCTTTAGTAAAATTGATATCTTCATATTTTTCTATAGCCATTCCTGTTTTTATACCCCATTTTCTAGGGTCTATATAATGTGCTGAATTAGATAATAAGGCTATATCTGCTCCATGTCCTGTAGAAAGATTGCTAGTTTTTCCTACTATAGTTGAATAGGGATATTTAGTTATAGCAAAAAGCCCATTAAGACCATTTGTTTGATGACTATTAATTAAAGAAGCTGTAATTGCTTCTCTTATATCCTTTTTATTATTTATACCTGTTAATCTAACTCTTTTTACTCTAGGCATTCCATATTTTTCTCTTAGTCTCCCTTCTTTAGGTTTTATATAAGAGGTTATTCCTGAAGTATTTCCTACCATTTGAGTTAATAAATATACTTTAGTATTATCATCATGAGTCGCTGCTACTGTAGAACCTACTCCTCTTGTACAACCTGTTAAATTCTCACTACTTATTCCTGTATAAGTTATGATTTCGTTGTCTATCAGAATTGCCCCACCTGCACTTGGTAAATCACTAGCATCATCTAAAGTTATAGTAGTTTCACTATTATCTAGAGCTTCATTTAATTGTTGTTCTATAGGTGGGAAGAATATTAAATCTACTCTAGAGCCTGCTGCATGTTCAGTTGCAGTAGTACCATTAGCTCCCCTTTTAGCTACTGTATATGTTCTAGTACTTAAAGAGCTTACAATTATATCTTCTTTTCCTATTCTTAACATGCAATGTAAGTTTGGAAAATCATCTCCATCATATAAAGTAGCATCTTTTAATACTACCGAACTAGCCCCTGCTGTTAAAGCAGTATTTAAAGTAGTTGAAACTCTAGGTAAATCTGAAATTAATACATATCCATTGGTTGCTGCTGTTATACTTGTTTGATGTTGTACTCTACATATCTCGTTTGTAGCCGATCCTAAATATCCTCCAACTCCTGCTGAATCAGGGGGTTGGATGATTTCCCATTTTTTTACTCCAATAAAATTATTTCCATTATCATAAGACAGTTTTAAAAACTCAGAAGTTTTCTTTATAGTAATTGTAGCATTATCTGAATGGCTTGCAGCAGTAGTACCATTATAGTTTCTTACTACAGTTAGTACATTTCCTCCTCCGATATTAGTCACTAACATTTCTTCATTATCTATTTTAATGACATCTCCTACTTGAAAAGCATCTCCTCTATCTACAGTTACGTCTGTTTCACTATCATCTAAAGCTTCAGCTAATAAAATACCTCCTGCACTTATAAACTCATCTCCCTCAAACAATAAATCTCTCCAATGATATTCACCACTAATTTCTCTTGCATACAATAATTCAAATGTTTTATGTTTTGTATATCCTGATGGAATAGAATCATCTCCAAGACCGGTTTCAGGATAATATACAACTCCTTCTGTGAATAAATCAGTATTCTTTTCTGTAAAAGAGAAGCTAGGATACATTAAAGCTTTTGCTTTTGATACATAGTAAGCAGTTTTATCACTTAAATGAGCAGCTGCTGTAGTTCCTACTATATAAACTACTGTATTATCATCATGAGTTACAGCTGTTGTACCATCATATGCTCTAGTTACAGTCAAAGTATTTGAAGAAATTCCTGTTACAAACATTCTTTCATCTTTAACTTGTATTACATTTCCTTGTGCAAAATCAGTCCCATCATCTACATCTATCCCTGTTTCTGAATCGTCTAAAGCTTCAGCTAATAAAGAACCTGAAGCTGTTTTAGGCATAGAATCTGCCCCTGAACCTCTTACACAATCAGATAGTATTGTAGGTACAGCTTTGTTATGTGAGCCATATTCAATATATTCACTATCTATATAAATCACACCTCCATCGCTTGGAAAAGTAAGAGCATTATCTAATTCAATAGTAGTATCGTTATAAGCAATACTTCCTGATACTTTCGCTTTTATATTTTGATTTTGACTGTTATGCTCCGTAGCTCTATATCCTGAATCAGCTGTATAAGCTACAGTAAGCCCCTTAGCTTTTAATGGAGCTCCACCTGAATCAGAAGAAGGTCTAGTAAATTTTTGAAAATAATTTAATGTTTGAGCTGGAGCAGGGACATTTTGTTGTGCTGTTTTTACATTAGGGTCTGCATAATAATTAAATCCATGACTTCCTTCAAATAACGATTTAACTACATCATTATCACTATGTGAAGCTGCTGTAGTATTATTAGAGCCTCTTACACAACCTGTAAAACTTGTACCTAATGTAAGACCTGTATATTCAATTATTTCTGTTCCTATTAATATTTTTCCTGCTGTCGGAAATCCTGAAGTATCTTCTACTACAATAGTAGCTACAGATGTATTAATTCCAGCTGTTAGGGCTGTAGTATGAGAATGTGGTTCTGAAGCAGCTAATTTAGCTATAGAATTAATTAATGATCTTCCATCTTTAGTTAAATCTATTTTAGATGTTGATCCCATTAAGGTGGGAGACTTAGTGAATTTAGCACTAGAATTTTTTATGAACTCATGATCACTATTTATTGAATCTTCAATGTCTATAATTCCTGAGTTTCTAATTCCTCTAGTTATTACATCTGATCTTTTAGTTAAATTATCTGAAAACCCTTCTAAATTATCGGCTGTATGTCTCCAAGAATCTGTTTGGAAATCTTGAAGTTGTTGTAAAGCATCTATACAAGTAATTATTAACTCTGTACCTGTTGTTTCACTTGCTGTTTCTTCAACATTATATATTTTACCTGCAAATAATATTGAATGTGTTTCTATATCAGTTATTTTTATATCTGTAAATTCAGTAAAAACACCATTAAAATAACCTTTTCTACTGTCTACTGTTGATGAGTAAGGATTAGTAGGAGTATCTTGTACTCTTACTACAGCTGTTCTAGGTTGTCCAATTAAATCTGTTATAATACACCCTAAATAAGCTTCTTGGCCTTCTCTAAGGGGTCTTTTCCATCTAGAGCCATCCCAATATTGAAATTTAGTTATCTGTGCCATTATATATCTGCTAATCCTCCACCACCACGACCACCTGATATTCCTTCATTATTAACCCCTCTAGTATAAGAATAATTAGTTTGGTCGTAAGTTATCGCAGAAGCACTTGAGTGTTGGTCTAACCTTGTTGTTGCTACAAAAGAGAGTGAGTAATCATATCTGTTCTCTTTACCTGCTGATAAATTAAAAGAAGCGTTTTGAATAGCTACATTATATACAGCTCCACCTGTATGGTTTGATCCTGTAGGCGTGGTGTGATAATAACCTGCAGCTGGGTCTTGTCCCAATACTTCTATTTGTATAGGGGTGTCTGAAGAAGAAAAATGTACATAAAATACAAAATCTTCTAAAACATTTTTATATGGGATATAATATTTTTGCTCAGAAAAATTCGTAGTATTTTGAGTATTATACAAAGTATATGTTAATTCTTGCATATGGTTAGTCGTTGCATCTGCTGAACTAGGTAAGCCTACTGTATCTATTACTCCTGAAATAGATATATTAGGTCTTACTACTCCTAAGTCTATTATTTCAGGTCTACTTTGAGGTATGGGTATTTGTATAGGGGTTTTTGTCATAGTAACTGAAAACCTATCTGCTTGTAAAGCAAATCTGTTAGTAGCTGAATTCTCACTTCCAGCATGATTTCCATCTCTTAATAATATACTTAAACTCATTAATAATATTCCTTTGATTCAATTATTTAATTGGGAAAATAAAAGTTGTCTCCACCACCAAAACCGAATTTATTACGGCTACCTTCTGCTAGCATTTTAGTTCTAGTTATATCATCATCTGCGTATTGTTGTCCTGCAGCAATGTTCATCATATCTTTAAATTGTTTGTCAGTCACGATACCAGCAAGCTCGGCTTTAAATGCAGAAGGATTATTGACTGCATCGGTTATTTTTCTCACAGCCTGTTTCATTCCTACTGCTCCTCCTCCTTTTTCATCAAATATACTTCCTGCTCCGAATGACCCCTCTCCACCTCTATGATAACCTGAGTATATATCTTTTACTAAAGCAGCTCCTGTCATTAAATTAGCTACCTTCTCTGCTGCAGTAGCCGGTTCTTTTATAAAAGCAGATTTTACTTTTGTAGCCTTATATGTTACTCCCTTATGTGTATAATCAGTTGTTGAGAAGTCTGCAATATCCTGAGTTGCTTGCATAGCACGTTCAGCATGTTTAATTGGTTCTTCTTTTCCTCCTCCAAAAGCACTCGGCAGGGTTCTGTTCCACCACGCTTTAAATTTATCCCATAGAGGCACTAATACAGCCTCATAAACTTTAGTTCCTGCATACTGTAATCCCTCCCAAAGCTTTCTAATAGCAAATATTATAACTCCTGTTATACTGCCTTGCGATATTAAGTCTTTAATAAACTTCCCAACATTAAATAAGAATTCAAGCGTTTTAGGTACCATGTAAGCGATTCCTTCTATAATTTTCGGTATTTGATCTAGAATAGGGCCTATAACTGCTCCGGATATTTTAGCTACACCTCTAGCTGCTTTTATACCTACATCTGCAGAAGCAGTAATAACTTTAGATAGAGATGGGGCTAAAGGAGCAAGAATAGTATCAATCATAGCTCCTATAATTTGGAAGAACGATCCTGCCGTAGCAGTAAAAACTTGGGATTGTTTTATTAAAGACCCAATTGTAAAGCCTCCAAAGAATCCTTTAAACATGTTTTTACCTAAATTTTGAATGGGTCTTGTAATTTTCTTCAAAAAATTTCTAGGCTGTATATTATCCTGTATTGATTTAAGTCTTTTATCAATCGTAGCTAAAACTGCATCGATTTGCTGTTGGCCCGGCACTCCTGCCGATGCCATAGCTGCTATGTTTTTATTTATTATGGTAAAAGTTGATTCTGACATTTATATTCCTTTTAAAAACTATTTTTAAGAGCTTCCTCATTCTCTCTATTTCTTATAATCTCATCTACTAAAAGTAAAGATTCTACTTCTTCTGAAGAAAGTGTATCAATCCTGTCGTAATCTATTCCTAGACTTAAAAGTTTTATTTTAGTCATCCAATGAGTTAGAAAAACAGTTTCATCTAAACTATTTTTTCTAGCTTTTAGGTTCCACTCGATTCTTTTTTTTTATCTTCAGGAATTTTAGAGTCTTCAAAAGCTGCTGGAACTACTTTTTCTAAGGCAGCTCCTAATCTACTATCTATAGAAATTAAAAAGGTTTCTGTTGTATTGCCCCACGGAGCTTGAACTAGAATTTCTTTCAAAACTTCTCTCATATATCCTTCAGTATCAAAAGAAGAAACTCCCTCTGAAGACCATTTAACATATTTTGAAACGATTTGATTCTTTTTACTCCAAGATAGATTTTTTATCTTGACTTCAAATTCTTCTCCTGTTTCTTCTATCTTTACTGTTTTAGTTATTAAATCTGTACTTACTACATACTTTTGATAATCAAAAGCAGGTTTAACTTCACTTGTCATTCTTTCTCCTTATGGATAAAGGGGTACACTATCCTTTATCTGAATCTTCATATTTCTAAAAATCATGCTAGCATCTACTTCAAGAGCTCCACTTCCACCTACATTGTGAGTAGCTGATGTTAGAAAGGCTCCTGATCCATTTCCTCCTGCGTTTGCCACCCCATCTGCTGGAATACTTATAGTTATACTATCATTAGTTGCTCTAGTAAAAGTTAAGGATATATTAAATCCTTTGTTTGAAGGGCTTGCATTTGTACCATAATCTCCTTCTAGAAGTAACTCTTTAAATAGCGTAGCCGTATCTGCAGTTGCAGCAGTACTATCAGGCAAGGCTAAGGTAGCTGACATATTATAACTTCTTTGTCCTTCTCTAGTTTCACTCGGCCCTCTTTGTAATTTTCCATGTCTAGTACTTATATAGTATCTAGATTCTACAGCATTGTCAATACTTATATTAAAGTCTCTTACTCTTGCGAAATCTGTTCCAAATAAAGAAACAGTACCATTACTAAAGAAATAAGGATTAGTTGTTGGATAACCTCTATCTCTTAAAGCACGAGAAGAATCAGTATCGGCTATTGCTCCTGTCATATTCGCATCATCTATTGTCTGCATTAGACCAAAACCGGGCATTGCCTGACTAGAAACATAGTCTTCTCCTAATCCTGAATGGTCTGCTTGGTTGTGGTTCATTCCTAAAAAGGTTATACCATCCCAACTCATAGTTAACATTCCTTCTTCAGAAGCTGAAATAGAAGTACTTCCTACTTTGCCCCCAAAATATCTTCTAATAAGATCGTTTGCTTCTGTTCCTGAGCTATCTCTTAACAACACATTCCAAGATATAGAATCTAAATCTACTGTTTCCCAAATATCGTGTTGATAAAAAGATGGAGTAGAAGCTATCTCTCTAATCTGATTACTAGAAGAGCCTGCTGTGTGGTCAAATTGTAAAGGATAATTTAATTTAAAACGAGTAGTACCACTTACAGCTACAAGTCTTCTTACTTCACAAACGCTTGTTGAAGTTGGAGTAGCTTCATAATCAATCGTAATCAAGTCTCCTGCAGCTAAATTTGTAGCACTATCTACATTTATCCACATATCTCCTTTTTTATGGTTCCCATTTAAATCGGTTCTTGCCGTAAGAGTTGTTCCTGAATCAGGTATAGAAGTTATTTTTCCTATTGGAAATCTTAATGGCCAACCATTTAATAATGTAAATGATCCTATACCTCCACTATATGATTGTGAACTTTTATATTGAGTATAATAATTTCTATTTGAAGAGGTTCCTAAAAGATATCTAGGTTCTATAGTCATTTCAGGATCAGGAACATCTACAGTTTCATATACACCGGGAATAAAAGTCATAATTTTATCATCATCAGTATCTGTAACTGCTGTTACAACTTGTACTTTAGAGTTATCAACATGAAAAAATGCTGTAGGAGTATCTAAATGTAATGTACCATCTGTTGTACCTTCTACAAATTCCACTCTTCTTACTTCAGCATTTCTATAAATATTTGTTTCGCTTTCGATATCCGGTCCAATTTGAATAAATTCTCCTGCAGTTATACCACTTGTTGAATCAACTGTTATACTTCGTGACCCTGCAGGTAATCCACTAGACATATTTAGTAAAGTATCTCCTGTACCATCAGTAACTGCACTAGCCCCTTCAGGTATACCACCTTGGGCTGCTTCAGCAGCAAAAGTCACAATTGCTTGATCTGCTCTGTATATTGCCATTTTATTTCCTCCTGTATTATTATACTGTAATTTACGTTGTTTCTAACGTAACTGCATAGTTTTGTAACTGTAAATTAACAGTACCACTCCATAAATTTACTTGTTCTGCAGTAAGTTCTGTAAAATCCATAAACTGTATTCTTTGAAAATTAGTTAAACTGCTAGCTCTAGCATGGCAAATCCTTCTAATTTCCCTCATTAAATCATATAATCTCTGTCTACTATTTAAAGTATGGACTTCTAGTTCTAGATTATATACTCTATTTCCATAAGTCCAATTTCCTATAGGAGTTTCTTGAACAGCTGGACTTCCTGCTCTACCGATTATATGATCATTAACATTTAAGTTAAATCTTATAGGTTCATTAGCCCCTGTTACTTCTATAAATGCAGGTTTAGACACATTAGAAGCTGTCCATTGACCTTCTAAGTCGGTTATAAATTCATTTATCGGTAATGGTTCAGTTGCCATTAAAATACCTCAAATGCTTTTAGACTGTCTAATGTATCTGCTATTTCTCTTTCGTATACATTTATCTTTTCACTCATTTGTACTCTATCCATACCACTTACTGCTAGTCCTCCGAAGTCTGTAGTAGTAAGTACATCTATTGCTGCCATTTTTTTACATATATCAGTAACAGCAGCCCCTTCTCTAGTGTCTGTAGCTATATTTTCACCATATAAATACGAAACTTTAATAGGCATGGTGAATTCTCCACCTCCCCATCTCCAAACAGGAGCATTATAAGACGTAAATCTAGCTGGAAGTAAGAAATATCGAGAAAAATGTACCATTCCTGTGTCAGGAACGAAAAAATAATCGTTTTTTCGCCCTTGAGTCTTGGAAGTCCAATCTCCACCACTCCAAACTTCTAATTCATTGACTTTATAAACAGGAAATCGGTCTAATTTGAACCCATTTAAGTTAAATTCATGGTATTCGTTCCAAATTACGTTTGGTCTCCATGATTTTCTTGTTACATAGTCAATTCTTGACTGAGCTTCCATAATATAGCTCTCTACAGTATTTAAACTAGGGGTAGTAGAGGATGTAAAGTTACTTGTTCCTGTTATATTCCCTAATTGTAGTAATTGAAATACGTCTTTTGTAGTACAATAGGCTTGATATGACCTCATTTGTATTCTTTTCATTGTTGGGGAAGAGTCAACACTAGTTGGAGAAGAACATCTAACCCAATATTTACTTTGCCCATTCACAGAAACTGTAGACCAATCAGCAGATAATACATTACTTGGAAAAATCTCTGCTCCATCCTTAGAAAAATCATATTGAGACCCTTCATTATCGTTTGGGTCTAGTTGATATCTAGCTGATGAGGGTGTAAACTCTGTCCAATCAGAGCCATTGTGGTATTCCCACTTTAAAGTTCCCAAACTTCCTGCAGTATCTACATCAAAAGTTGCCATATCAAACTTAATGGAATCTCCCATATATAAAAAATGGGAAGTTCCACCTAAAATGGTAAAAGATGTTCCTGCTGGTGATTGAGATTCTAAAGTAACATCAGTATAAGCACTTCCATCGTAAGTGAATACTTTATCAAAATCTGATTTAGCTAAGGTTGCCATTTAAATTCCTTTAATCGTTGGATTTTTCTTCTGTTTCAGGCTTTTCCTCTTCTGTTTCTTCAGCTTCTTCTTCTTGTTTTGCTCTTAAATATGCTATTGCTCCATTCAACTGTTGAATGTCTGTAATAGTTTGTTGTCTTTGACTATCTAATGCTTTTAAATTGTCTAGTAAAACTGTTGCTTTTGCTTGAAGATTCTTTATATCTTCTTCAGGATTAATAGTTGTCATTATAACTCCTCTGAACTTTTATATATCCTTCTTATTATTATACTTAAAAGTACGATAATTATCAATACTTTTATCATGGTTTTGTATATTTGTCTTTTACCTTTTTGATCTCTACCTTCCAAGCATCAAGACCATTGTGGTAAATATAATCTAGCTGATCGTAAGCATCTCCTAATGCAGAAATATAAGCATCTTTTCTTATTGCTTTGTAATCTGCATGACTTCCACCATCTGCAATCACAGTATTTTTAACATCTTGTGCTGCTGCATTAGTTGCCCACTCATCTATCTGAGCATCATACTCTGAGTCACTTAGTTTTATTCTTGCCCCATTAACATTCTTATAAAGCTCTGCATTATCTGATTTAAACTGTGTTACATGTTCTGCTTTTGTTGCCATAATTTACTCCTTATACCATTGCATATATATAAAATTTTCCACTTGCTATATTCCCCTCACTTGTGTGGATTCTAATACCATCAAAAGCAGTAGAGCCTATTAGTTGATTTGATCTTTCAAACCAAAAACCATTACCTGCACTTCCTATTGAATTAGAACCTGCCCCTATGCTTACTGATTGATGAAACATTGAAGGCATATTTGCTACATTAGGAAAATAATCTGCTATTGCTGACAAGGTGTGTCTTGTAGAATCACTACCTGTTTCATTTCTGTCAAATTGATTTAATCCTGCTGTTGTTGCATTAGTAAAATTACCACTAGCTCCACTAGCCTGCATTTCATTTGCTATTCCCATTGTGTCCATTTCAGTAGTAACATCACTACCATTTAATCTTCTTAAAGTTCTGACATCACAGTCTGCATTATCTACAGTTAAGTCTACAATCACTAATTTGTAATGATTAGTTTCTCCTTTAAACACTCGGTCAAATGTAACCGAAGCCGTAGCAGAAGATACTTCTGTAGCTGCTATTAATGCAGGATTAGCTGCGTTACTTTTACCATAATATCCCATTAGTTATCTACTCCATATATTTTTATAGTTCCACTCTCCCAATTCCCACTACTCCAATACCATTTAATTCCGGTCATAACAGTTGCATCATTGTAAGCTACTTGTCCTGTAATATATCTTGTAGTTGTATCTGCCATTTGAGCTACGCTTCTGTACATCAAATGTTTAGGAGTAAGGCTGGTTATAGGGTCAAGAAAACATGTAAAATGTCCTGCTTCATTTCCGTTAGTTCCTACATTATTTAAAATTAATCCAACAGTTTGGTCATCTGCATGACCTTGTCCTGTACTTCCATTAGCATCTGAACTGTGAAAAGTACTTACATAAGTACTTGAATTTAAACCACTAGCATCTCTGTATTGAAATATTAAATTCTTACTATCTGTTGAAGGTCTGCAATCTGTTCCTGTAATTACATATCTTTTGTAATCACTAGTAAAAACATCTGTAAAATCTAATGCAGAATCTCCGTCTGCTGCTGTCATTTGTGCTACTTTAGTCCAACCTTGTCCCTTGACAACTCCTCCAATGTAATTAGACTTAACCCAATTATCTGTATGCCTTCGCTTTAAAGATCGTAAGGGATTAATTTTTGTTCCTAGTTTATATACTCGTATAGATACATTGTTAATTTGATGACCACCTGAATTATTATCACACACAAACTCAATACCTGTTGCTCTAGTAGCTGAAGAATTTAATCTTGAGGCTTGTACAAAATAACCCCAATAACTTTCATCTGCTCCACCATGCAAAGAGAAAGAACAAAAAGCTAATTTTTCATTAGCCGTATTAGGTACACACCACATTTCTCCCATGCCATGTTCATCACTTCCGTTACCTGTACCACTTCCAAAGTTTGTATACCCACCTGTTCTGTTTGTTGAATATACTCCACCTGAACTACCTGCTCCTCCACTACCTCCATACAAACCACTTTCTTGCATGTTAGTAAAAGATATAGCTCCACTATCATCTAACCAACGATACATTAAAGTTCGTTGGTTATTTTTAGGTCTGTAATCTATAGCGTGAATAAAGTACATAACTTCAGGGTCAAAAATACCTGTTAAAGATACGCTAGCCGTGTTACTAGTTATATCAGTAGATGAAACAAGAGTAGCTCCTTCTAATGGGTGTGTTCCTAAATAATTCATATTACTCCTTAATCAATAAAGGCTTCCCACGATGCAAATACTTTTAAGTCATCATCATCTGTTCCACCAAATGCTGACATAGTATCACTTTCAACCATGTAAATTGGATTGTCTATAATTTGAACAGTAGTGTTTGCAGGAATAGTTAATCCACTTACTAAACTTGGAGTAGCACTTGAGTCATTATTATGGGCTGCTCCTGTTAATGCTCCTATACTTCCAAAAGTAATAGTAACTGTTTCGTCTGTTGCTTGTGTATTACAAACATAAAGTGAATTTATTTTTAATGCATATTCTGATGCTACAGTTAAGATTATTGCCGTACCTGTACTGTTTGAATTTAACGACCACCCACCATTTTGAAAATGGATTGAGGCTGCTGCTGCTATATTTGGATTTGCCATATTATTCTCCTATTAATAAAATATTATTGAAAGGGCTGTTGCTGTTGCTTGCGATACCCCACCACTAGCTGTTAATTGTGAACTTGATACAGATATACCACTACCTGCTATTGCTGATAAGAAATCATCTATTGATTCTACTATTACATCTCCTGTAGCCCCACCATCTAAGAATAACATATGGTCACTAGCCTGTGCTACTGTACCTGCAGACGCTACTGAGAATAATTTGGTAGCCATAGTATCAAGTCCTACTCTCTTTATAGTACCCCCATCAGAGTACATTAATTCGTCTGCTGCTGCAAACCCTGTTGTTATTTCATCTTGTCCTGAAACTATATCATCGTTTATATATGCGTGGGTTATTGCAGTACCATTCCATACTCCTGAAGAAATAGTTCCTAATCCTGTAATATTAGACTGATTAGCTACTGAAACTAGTCCAGCATTAGTCATAGCTGCTGTACTACCCATAGTCAGAGTACCTTTAATTGTTGTAGTTGAAGCAGCTCCTGCTCCAATATTAACATCAATTTCTCCGTCAGCATCTTTGACACCTAAAATTTCTAATCCTGAAGTTATAGTTGCGTCATTTTCAGCAACTTTAAATTTAATTCCTGCTGCTTCTGAACCATGATCAGCTTCTATTATATAAGCTTCCATAGAAGCTAGTAATTCATGAGTATTATCTGAATCGTCTGTACCAAACCACTCAATAGTACCCATAACATCGTCATCTGCTCCTGAAGCACTATCTTTATTAAATCTTATTTTACCTGCAGTTCCTCCTGCGTGGGTATTAGTAATATCTATTCTAGGTAAATCAGCCGTAGATGAGGCTAGAGTTAGAACATCACTAGCAAAAGTAAGGTTTGCTTCAGCATCAAGTTCAGTTGTAGTGCTTCCTACTGTAACTAATTCGTTAGCAGTCGCACTATTTAAAGCAGTAATTGGACTAGAGACTATATCTGTCCCATTAATTGCAAAAGTTTTTCCTGAAGCTAGGTCGATACCACCATCATCTATTGTTGCTATATCGGTTCCGTCAACATCAAATACCATCTTTCCATGATTTCCTGTAGCTGACGCTGTAGCTGTTGAGAAATGTACTTCTTCTGCTGTTTTATTAGAGCTACCATTTAATACTTGGATTATAAGTGATTCAGCTGCAGAAGTACCTAATGTTAATTTTACATCAGCATTATTTGCATCTCTAATTACATTCATATCTCCAACAAATGTGGATGAAAGATCGTCACTAAGTGTTAAAGCTGTTGCAAGAGAGTTTAAGGAACTTCCTGAGCCTGAAGCGTTTGCAGTTTTAAATACTATATCTCCACCTGCTCCTGAACCTTTTCCTTGACCACCTTCAAAAGTAAGGGCTCCACCAGCTTGGTTATTACTTGTACCTGCTGTAGTTGCTCCTGCTGATACAGTTAAAGCTGTACCTGCTGCATCGTGAGCTGAAGCTGTAGGTATTAATTTATTGCTTGCAAATAAAAGATCGGATTCTGCCTGAATAGCCGAAGTTCCATTTCCTGTTAAAACAGCATTAGCTGTTAGAGATGAAGCTCCTGTACCACCATGAGCAACTGCTATATCTGTTGCTTCCCAAGTACCTGTACCTATAGTACCGACACCTGTAATATTGGTTTGTGAAGCTACTTGAATTACTCCTGAATTATTAACAAAGTTTGTACTACCCATTGTTAGTGTACCAGCTATTGTTGTGGTTGAAGCTGCACCGGCCCCTATAGTTACATCTATCTCGCCATCAGCATCTTTAACTCCAAGAACTTGTAATCCTGCTGTCATTGTAGCATCGTTTTCAGCTACATAAAATTTAATTCCCCCTGCCTCAGAGCCATGATCTGCTTCTATGACATAGGCTTCCATTCTTGCTAATTCTTCTGCTGCATTATTACCTGCATCAGTTCCATACCAAGTAATCGTACCCATTATATCATTATCTGCTCCTTGTCCTGAGCCCGGGTCTTTAACGAATTTTATCATACCTGCTGTTGCATCAGCATGAGTATTTATAATATCTAATCTTGGTAAATTAGCTGAAGATGATGTTGTAGTTAAAACATCACTAGCATACGTTAAATTAGCTTCGGCATCCAACTCTGTAGTAGTTGATCCTATAGTAACAAGTTCGTTTGCAGTAGCATTATTTAATGCTGTAATTACAGCAGAAGATATTTCACTTCCATTAATTCTAAAAGTTTTGCCTGACGCAAGATTTATTCCTGAGTCATCAATATCTAAAATATCTGTACCATCTACATCAAATACAAATTTTCCTTTGTTTGATGAAGATGAAGCTGCTGCTGTAGCAAATTCTACATAATCTAAGGTTTGTGCTCCTGAATCAAATACTGATTGTATTATTAATCTTTCTGCATCGGCTCCACCTACTGAAACAGATGGATTTCCATTGTTTACAGCTTCAAGTAATTTTAAATCTGAACCATCAAATGTTAGGGCTGTCTCTGCGTCAAGTTCAGTTGTTGTTGCTCCTACTGTTACTAATTCATTTGCAGTAGCATTGTTCAAGGCTGTTACAGCTCCTGATGCAGAAGTAAGCTGAGAACTTGATACGGATATACCTGAACCAGCTATTGCAGAAAGAAAATCATCTATACTTTCAACGATAACGTCTCCTGTTGCTCCCCCATCTAAGAAAAGCATATGATCGCTTGCTTGAGCTACTGTCCCAGCACTAGCAACCGAAAATAATTTTGTAGCTAATGTATCTAAACCAACTCTTTTAATAGTTCCATCATCTGAATACATTAACTCGTCAGCTGCAGCAAATCCTGAAGTAATCTCGTCTTGACCTGAAACTATATCATCTGCTAGTTTGGCATGTGTTACTTGACTAGCTGCTATATGAGCTGTGTCTATTGAACCATCTGTATAATGTTCGCTATCTATTGCATCGTCTGCAATCTTAGCTCCTGTAATAGCATCTCCTGCTATATAAGCTGAAGCTATCGCTGTTCCTTGCCAAGTTCCTGAACTAATTGTACCAACTCCTGTGATATTTGATTGGTTAGCGACTTGTACTAAGCCACTAGAATCTATTGCATGTGTAGTTCCTGAATATATAGAGCCATCAAATCTTGCATTTCCTGCATCGACCCACATAGCCCAATTTCTTGTAATAGTTTGGTTTGAACCAGCCGTTGTTGCTGCATTAATATATAAAGTAGCTGCATCACTTGTAGTTACTGATGAATTAGTAGCTGCTAAAGTTGGAGCTTCTATATTTACATGCGTATATTTTGCAGCAGTTCCTGAACCTGAAGTATTAGTATCAGTAACAGTTGCTGTATCTAAATGCATAAATGCTCCATCACCCGGAGTTACATTTTTATTCCCATCTACTATTAATCCTGCTGAGGTTATTGTACCTGTAGTAGCATCATCCCCATCATTTACAAGAAAAGCATCATCAACATTTAAAGTATTTGTTGATAAAGAAATATTAGTTCCAGCTGTCAAAGCTGTTTTAGATACAGCTATTGCAGCACTTGCATTTACATCTGCATCTACAATCACACCTGATCCTATAGCTACTGCTCCATTTGAAGCTAATGTTATATCTCCACTAATTGCTACAGGGTTATAGTTTGTACCATCAGCTACAAGAACATAACCACTAGTGTTTGTTCCCATAGTAAGATCATCACCTGATACAGTTAAATCTCCTGCTACAATTAAATTACCTGAACTATCTAAAGTAACTAAAGTAGAAGCCCCTACAGTACTTCCTGAGTCTATTTTAAATTTATCGCTATCGGAATCGTCTACACCTAGAGTAAATTTATCGGAACCCCCAATTTGAAAACTCATATGTGGGTCTCCTGAAGATATATCTAGATTTATTTCTCCACCATCATTAACAAGTATAGTACCATCAAAGGTTAAATTAGCTTCACCATTTAAATCAGAGCCTGTTGCAGTTACTATAAAGTTATCTGTGTTATTATTAATCGTTACAAGCCCTTCACCTATAAGATTATTTCTAGTTATATATTTAATTTTATCAGGTGTTTCAGATACATCAAGAACTAAGACTAAATCACTATCGTTTGCAGTTTCATCTAATAGTTCCTGATCACTAAAAATGTCTTCGTCTATAGAAGTAGCCTTGATGTTTGTATCAAAAAGGTTTCCCCTTGTTAGACCACCTGTTCTCCTTATTTTAGGCATTTATCTCCCCCAAATAATTCCTCTAATTCTAGCATTAGTTCCACCTGCTCGTATAATGCTAATTTTTGTTCCAAACCATATCCCATCATCAAAATATCCTTCGTTTTGTGGAATTAACATTGAGCTTGAAGTAGCAGTTTCGTCAAAAGCTATATACGCATCTGCAGATTCAACCACAAAGGATACTTTATTACATTCTTCCATTACTCCTGCTAGAGTTACTGCATCTTCAGCAGAACTACCACTAGTTGTAAAAGTAAATGTTTTATGTTTAGGATAGTTTTGAAGCAGTTCTATTTCTTGTCGCCAAGGTCTTGTTGTCATTTTACTGTCTCCTTACTTTTAAACTTAAATAAAGTTTGTTTTGAATTACCTAAATATTTTCTTGGTTCTGCTTCGTGAGCAAAAGGTATTTTAAAACCTTCTGTTCTAGCTATCATGCTTTCAGACATGTACGAAGGTTTGCTGGCTCTTATTTTCAGTTCTTTTAGAAGTTCAGTAGTAAACTCTAATTCATCTGTTAAACCATCAATATTATTCTCCATATTTTTTATTATATTTTGTAACACAGTTACCTTCTTTGAAGAATTTTTAAATTTAGAATTCTTATCTCCTTCTGAAATTTCCAAATCAGAAACCCAAGTTCTTAACTCTTTCTCTAATCTTTTTGCTTCTTTTAATTGCTTTTCTCTTTCTTCAGCTTTCTTTTCCCAAAAATCTTTTTGTTGGGCAAAAGAGTCTAGTTTTTTTACCCCCTCTTTATATAGTATACTTAATTTACGAGTAAAACTTTTGTGTTCAGATAAGTCTTTTTTCATTAAATCATAATCATTTTTCATGGAATCATGATCGTTTTTTAAATTTTTATTATCTTCTTTAAAAATTTTGTTCTCTTTTCCAAATTCTGTTGCTTGAGTACCTAAAGCATTTTTTTCTGAAATTAATTTTATCTGAGCTAAATTTAAATCTCTTTCTTTTGCTTTGGCTGTATTTAATTGTCCTGTTGTTTCATTTAATTTTTCTTCTAATTCAGGGATTCTAGCGTTGGTTAGATGGGCTTCTTCTAATTTAGCTTTTAAATCTATAACTTCAGCCCTAAATTTTTCATTTTCTTCGACATAATCTTTATTGGCTTCTACTAAAGAATTGTTTCTATTTGTTAATTGTTCGTTTAATTTGTCTGTCTCTTTATATTGATTAAGAGCTTTTTTTGCAGAGGTAACTTCTTCTTTAAGCTTACTCTCTTCATATTCGTTATTTAAAACAATCTTAGAAGAAGCCAATTTTTTTGGCTTTCTCTTATTAAAAAAATTATTTATCTTCATTTTTATCCTTTGGTCTTAAATCTTCTAGCTTTTCTAGCTGTTCTTTGGGTTTTACCTGCTTTAGTTCTTATAGTTTCATGAGCAGTTCTAGCTCCTGTATCGGAGAAATGTCTGTGTTTTCTACCTGCTGTAATTCTTCTCTGTACTCCTCCTCCATGTCCACCGACTGATTTTTTACCTTGTCCACCGGCCCCACCAGCTCTTGCTCTGTAGGCTTTTCCTTGAACATCAGTAACATTTTTTCCATAATTATCAGGGCTTACCCATCTATGTTTTACAGCATCCCATACATTTCCTTGTCTTGGAGGTACTAAAGCATGGTCTTTTTTAACATTTAAAGCAACAGGTTTTCTTTTTGTATAAGTATCGGAATTATCTTTCCAAAATCCTTTTAATTCGTCATAAGAATTCATATCTGTAGATTTTCTTCTCATTGCATTTAAAATTTTTCTTTCGGAAGCTCTTTTCTGAGCTCCTGTAGGATTATTTTCAGGTACGGCTTTTTTCATAGTTTGTCTATAAGTTTTATTTGCTTTAGGAGTGTATATAGTTCCAGCAGCTTTTGCACTATTTTGAGCTTGTTTCTTGCCTGTACCACCTAATTTTTTTGTTCCCCCTTTCGCATCTTTATCTGACTTACCTGTCTCTCTCTCATATGCTGTATCTTTTCCTGAGCTGTTAAATTTTGCCCATACTGCCTGAGCAGCTTTTTTCCATTGGGGGTTTTTTTTGTGTTGATTCCCACTAAATCTACCATCGTAGTTAGCATAAGCCCAAACATCCCATTTATTATATGTTCCACCGGGTGGGTTTGTTCTAGGATAGTTGTAATTAGCTTGTCTATCTTTTTTTCTATCGCCTTTTTTATACCGACCTTGTTTTAATAGGTTGGTTAAAGTTAATATGCTTTTATTTAATGTATCCATAAAAATCCTCTCTAATATATTATACTAAAGTTACTCCTTTTTTTCTTCAGGGGCTCTAGCTACTTGTGCTACGGCTCCTATTCCTGCTGCTGCAACTCTAGCTAAGGCTGAACCTTTACCATCACCCTCTAAAAAGTTCTTTAGTCTTTCTGTCGCTGTTTTTCCCTTACCTTTAGGTTCTGTTTGTTTAGGTTTTTTTAATTTTGGAAGCTTTATATTATGTTTAGTTGCATAAGCTTGAATTTTTTGTCTCGCTTTAGCTTCTAATCCTTGTTCATCTACAAGCTGCCCCTTCTTTTTTGTTCTAATGTTTGTCCAACCTTCTCCTTTTCCGGGTACATATATCTGTGGAATTCCTGTTTTAGGAGATGGTCGAGTTTGACCTATTAGTTTAACGTCTTCTTTTGAAGGTTTATCTTGTCCTGATACAGACTCTTCTCCTGATAAGGAATCTTCATCTGATACAGAGGCTTCAAATGCTGAAGTAGAAAGTTTTTCTCGTTCTCTAAAAGATTGATGTTTTTCTTCTAGTTCAGCGTGTAAAGCTTTTTTATCTATTGTTCCATCTTCTTTCTTATGCTTTGCCATGAGTCTTATCACATCTCTTCCTAGTTCAAGTGTTACTTCTTCAGGTAGCCAATTTCCTCTGAAAGCTCTTCCTATAAGTTTACCAGCTGCTTTTCTTTTTAAGCTTCTTTCGCCTAGTCTTTTTCCCTCGTTAGATATTATTTCTAGTGAATTTTGCCATTGATTCATCTCTTCTGCAAATTCCTTACTATAACTTTTTGATTTGGGGTCTAAACTGTCGGAATATTTAACTCGTAATTTTAAATAATTCATCGCATCTGAAGTCATGTTTTGTTTCATTTTAGTGCTGTTTCTATAATCTGATCCTAAAGATTCTTTTATCTTATTTAAATCTGCTTTATCTTTGTCTTTTATCTCTTTAGGGGTAGATAACATTTCATGGGATTTTGTAGGAGGTAGATGTCTATCTTTATGTAAATCAATACTTCTTTGTTTTACAAAGTCTTTTTCAGCAGAGTCTATCTCACTTTCTGCTAAATTTAATTCTTCTTGAGTCATATCTTCAATAGGTTTTTTAAAGGTATCTTCTACTCTTTCCGAAGCCCCTATGTCAGAAAGTCTTTGTTTATGAGAACTTATAGTATCCTGTCTTTGTTTTTCAGCGTCATCTTGTTCTTTTTGTTCGACTTCTGCTTTTGCAGTTTTTTCCTTCTCTTCTTTTGCTTTTTCAGTTTCAGCTTCTTTTTCTTGTTGAGCTTTTGCTGCAGCTTCTTCTTTAGCTTTAGCATTTCTATTCTTCTTATTTTCAGATATAACATGGTTTACTAATTCGTCAGCATCTTTTTTTCTTCTTAGGTGATGGTTAGTCCATCTTTCTAAAGTATGTACATCTCTATCTTCTTCATCTACTGAATTTTCATATAATTCTTGTACTCTAGGCCCCAATTCATTTATAGCATCTTGAATAGGGTCATCAGTCTTAGGTTCTTCTACTGCTGTTTCTTTTTTAGGTTTAGGTGTCGCTTTAGGTTTTTTTGTTGCAGTTGTAGTAGTAGGGGTATCAGGTTCTCCTGTTTCAGTTGTAGTAGTATCTGTTGTAGGTTCAGGAGTACTAGTTTCTGTTTCAGCTGTAGTAGGCGTAGTAGTATCTGTTTCAGTTGTAGTAGGAGCCTCATCTGTAGTAGTTTCTGTTTTAGGTTTAGTCTGTCTAATAGGGTTATCTTCTACATGTTTTCTAGCATCGCCTATATTTTTAATATCATCGAATTTTCCTGCGTTTAACCTTCTAGTAAATGCTTTTTGTCCCAAGTTTTCCAATAAATGTTTCCTAGCTTGTGAGGTTAGTTTATGTACAGCAGGTATTACTACCTTTTTCTTCGTTTCTTTAGTTTCTTTTGAAGATAATGTTCTGTCTGTTGGAACTTTTTTAGTTTTTTTCTTAGTCTTAGGTTTAGGTGTTGCTTTAGGTTTTTGTGCAATACCATCAACATAGGTATTCACACCAATATTTTTTCTATAATCATCGTATATTAATAATTCTCCTGTTTCATAGTTTACAGGTCTTATTCTGCTGCTTGATATCTTACCTCTAGTATCTAAATCATTAAAATTAATTGCTTGCTCAGAATATACTTCTTGATTAATTGTATCGTACCATAGATGTCCTTGTTTTGGAATACTGTGTTTTTCATCTTTTTTGTATTCTTCTGTTAGTTCTCTAACTTTCTTTATATGGTCTTGTTCGTTTTTTATGTTGTCACTAAATTCATCTTTTTGTAGAGTTTCTTCAGTTACAAAATTACCTATCTTAGTTATATTTCCCCATTTTTCTTTTCTAGATTCCATATAATCTTTTATCAGTTCTGTCATTGGGTCAGAGCCAAAAGCTTTTTTCATACTTCTAATTCTATTTAACAAGCTTGCCCATAAATTATTAGCAGTTACTCTACCTGCTTCATGGTCGCTAGTATAGTGAAACCCACCTCTTATTCTATTTACCCCAATCTCTTCAGCTAATTTTAGAAGTTCTTCTCTATGTTTTGGGTGTTCTCTACCTAAAAATAAAGCGATAACTCTAGCTTGGATAGTATGGCCGGATGGATATGAAGGCGTATTAGAAGCTTTTCCTTCTTGTTGAATAATTGGAATATCTACTAATTCTCCTAATTGTCGTGGTCTAGGTCTATTAAATTTATATTTTAAATGGCTTACATAAGAAGCCGTCTCTTTTATTACTTGGTCTAAGAATGCTTTATCATATGTTAAATTATTTTTATCGCAATAAACAATAAAATCTGTTACAACATCTTCATCTTGTCTATTTATAGTTTTCTTTAGATCGTCATCTACATTTTTAGTCTGATCCTGTAAAGTTCTTAATTCTTGTATTGTTTCTTTACTAGAATTAGATGGTGGTTCTTTAACATCCAAATCTTCTAGTTTAAGATCAAATAGTTCTACAGGTTTCTTCATTCTTTTTAATTGAGGTCGACTAGGAGTTCCATAGATAATATCGTCTAAATCTACTTCTTGTTTAGTTACAAAACTTGTAAATTTTTCAACAGAAGACAGTTCAGCTGCCATACTAAGAGCTTTTTCATTATTCATAGATTGTTTTACTCTTTGTTGAGCTTCTTCAGAGGCTACTTGTTCTCTTGTTTTAGTATCCGTTTCTTTAGTGTACGGATCGTTTATAAGAGACTCATAGACTTTCTTATATTTCTCTACGAATTCTTTTGTAGTCATCTATTTTTCTATCCTCATTTATTATTCTGTAGGCAAGCTCGCAGGTTCTGATGTTAATAATTCTGCATTATCGTCAACAATCCAATGAACGGCATTTACCGAAGATTCGATTTTGAAATCTTTTGCTGCGAATCCGTCACCTGCTCCTATCCTATTGTGATTAATTCTAATAGTATCAGCTTTAATTCTTTTAAGGTTACAGGTTCCTCCCTTACTCACTATGTTAGACATTACTAACTTGCCAATTTTTCCATTGACATTGTTAGTGTCGGCTGACAAATGAATTCGGTCATACAAACCATAATCAGTTTTTAGCGACTTGCTTTGGAAATGTCCCCCTATTATAGCTCTCCGAAGGCCGGTTCCAGCACTTTGAGTGATACTCTGTCCATCTGATAGGTTGCCAATGATCTCGATAGTATGACTTGTGACGTTTTCCACGATTAGCTGTTTACACCTATTCTTTTCAAATATTAATTCTCCAACTTCTAAATAAGTCGAAACACCACCTGAGTTTGTCCCTTCTACAAGGATTGCTTCACTTTTACCTTGTGGCAAAGTTGATGAGTTATAAGCAGTACCTATACTCACATTTTGAATTGATACTTCTTGGATTGGTAAAGTTCCTACAATAATTCTAAGCGTGTTGTCAGAATCTTGTCTTTCTAAAGCTTGTTCTAAGGTTTCATCAGGAATATTAATATTTCCTGTAGCATTGTTACTGTTGTAGTATCCTGCATCTCCATTCTCAAAAGTTCTATCTTTTAATACAGTTTCATTAACAATTACACCACCACCTACTGAACTACCTGCAAAAAGAAGACCTACAGCCATTTGTGGACTAAAGCCTAATGATCTGAGTAAGCTATAAGGTGATTTAGCTATATTAAAAGCTGTTCTCCATTTAGCTGATTCTTCGTTAAGATAATTTATTTTAGTTAGTAACCAATCTCTCCCTGCTCTTACTTTTTTGTAAGTATTCATAGGGAAGTTAATTATTGCTCTTGGGCTAGCTTTAATTGCTCTAATCACTTTACCTAAGCTTCTTATATGCATAGCTAATCCTAAAGCTATTGTTCCACCTGATATAGACCATGCTATATACCCTAATGATTGCCAATATTTGACATCAGCAAATAAGGTTTCAAGTGTGTAAGCTCCCATTTGTAAATTTGGAAATTGTTGAGCTATATACGCAGTTGGATTTATATAGGATAAAAATAATCCCATAGTACCTATACTCAGCGTAGCTATAGTGAATGTATTTAAAAAAAGTTTACCTACACCTTTTAAGACACTTTTAAAAGTTAGGCTCTTTATTTTATTTTTAATTTTGTTGATCATCTTTTCCCTCCAAAGTATTCGACAGCATGACCTTCAGAAACTAGGAGTTGATTGACATTAATTCCATCAGCCAAGATATCAGCTAGAATTCTTCCATATTTTCCTCTAGCTTTTTTGTTTATTATAGTTTTTATGCTTAATTCTTCACAATTCTCTATAAGCTCTACAACTCTATCCTTAGCAGCTAAACCCCTTTTTTTCTCTTCTAAGTCTCTTGTCCGGCTTTCCGGAGTATTTATTCCATAAAGTCTAACTCTTTGTTTCTTTAGCCAAACTCCAAAACCTAAATCTAAATCAACATCAATGGTATCTCCATCAACAACTTTAACTAAATTCGCTTTATATTCAAACACTATATTCTCCTTAACTTATGGTTCTATATTATTATACTAAACTTTAAAGAATTTTTAATTTGTCAACTCATGTAATATATAATATAAATAATATATAAAGTACTAATACTATTATATACTCTAATAGTACTATACTCTTTAGTACTATATTCTTTATTACTATACTATATATATTATATATTACATAACTTGACAATTTATTTATCTTTTCTGTTAACATACCAACCATCTCCTTTAAAAATTATCAAAGGTGGACTAAATTGTCTAACTGCAGATATCTTATTACATTTTTCACAATCTATTGTGTCATTACTGTTATAACTCTCTCTTTTTTCAAAAGTTATATCACATTCTTTACAATGATAAGAATATCTAGGCATTATTCAACTCGCCATAAAACTTCAACTTCTTTAAATACTCTAGTTTTTGTACTTAATTTGTCAAATAAAACTTGTTTTACTTCTTCATCTGAGAGTTTTTCATGAGCTTCAAACTCAACAGATACTATAAATTTACATGGTTTTAAAGGAATTTCTGTCTTCATTTCATCACCTCTATAAATATGGGTGTATATTCTCCGGCCCATGTACCCATTACGTTAAAATCAAAATATTCAATAACATCTTCTTCTGAACAATCAGGCCCTAACATCTTCTCAAGTTCTTTAAAAACTTTATCTAGGTCATAAGCTGCTATAGCACCGGAACCATTTCTATGTCCTATCCCTATTAAAGCCTCGTCATAATCATCGTATAGTATAGCTTCTTCATTCAACTCAGCTAAATGTTCTTTTATATCTTCTGCTTTCATCCTCTATCCTTTAATAATTTGGTGTTGCTTCAAGCCAAGTAACTCTTTCCTTTAAGAGATTGATCTCATCTTTCAATTGATTTAATTCATTTTGACTTACCATAGTAGTGTATACGAAATCATTATTTCTTACAAGGTTTAAAATAGATATTTCTATTTCAGTTATTTTACTCTCCACAGAATCAATAGAAGAGTCTAACTCTGAGAGATCAGATTTCAATTCATACTCTAAATTATCAAGTTCATATTTATAATCGTTTGGTTCTATATCGTTTAAAGTATTTTCGATGTTTAACATAAGATTGCTGATATTAGTGATGTCATCTTTTACAGTTGCCAATTTATGTTCTAATTCCATAACATCATTTGAAGTAGCTTCTAAGTAAGCCACTCTCTCTTTTACAAAAGATATGTCATCTTTAATCCCATTGTCAGTTAAACTAGACACTTTTGTTTCAATTGAAGACACTTTTTCTTTAGTATAACTTTGATCGTCTTGTAGTTTATCGATCTCAGAATTTAAAGATATATTAAAATCTTTTGATAATTGACTAATTTGAACATTTAAAGTATTGATTTGTCCTGCTTGAACCTGTATATTATTTTGTAAGCTAGTTACATTAGAGTCAAGCTGGGCGATATACCAAATAACACCACTAGCCTGCATAATCACGGCCATTGCCATTCCTACAGTTATTTTAGTGTCTTTAATAAATTTCAATATAAGCTCCTATTTCTCTTTTCCGAACACGCTTCCTGTTAATAAAGCTCCGAATGACAAGTGGAATAGTCCACCACCTTTCAGAGTAAATGGTTCGTGTTGTGATACAAGTTTCTTTAAATACTCCATTTGTACTAATGGGTCTTCAATCTCTTGCAAATGACTCATATAATCAGCTAAATCTAATCCCATTCTAGCTACCCCATAATAAATAGGAACTACCATAAAATCATATACACAAATAATTAAATATACGATTAAAGCTGTCCATCTCCATTTATGTATGGCACTCATTTATAGTCCCCATAATGTCTATTGTCTGCATAACCACCCTTGCCCAAATCTTTTAGAATGTCTCCAAAACTTGAGTGATCCGACATTATAGTTCTCATCTCGTTTTCTATTACTAAATCCTTAGCTTCCAAAGCATCTACTTCGTCTTCTAATTTAATATATTCTTCTTCTAGATGTTCTATCGATCTTTCTAAATGAGAACTATCAAATTCTTTATCTTTTAGTTCTTCAGAAAGTATTTCGATCATACGTTTTAAATCTAAAAGTTCTTCTTTAAGATTATCTACATCTGAGTTTAAAACTGCAATATCTACACTAGTAGCTTGCTCTTCAAGAGCATATACAGTTGTATTTAAATTTCCTACAGTACTATCTAATTGGGCTACATACCAAATTATTCCAAAAGCTTGAGCTATAATGGTTATGACAATACCGATTGATACCTTCATGTTTTTAAAATCCATTTTATTCTCCTAATCGTTTCTCTCTTAATTTTATTCCATCAGCTATTATCTGATCCATATTTTGTCTGTAATCTTTACTTCTTTGGTCTCTGTCTTCTTGGGTTTGTCCTACTCTACTTCTATATTCAGGAGTTTGAGAGTGACAATTGGGGCAAAGCAGCCGAAGATTTGCTAAAGAGTTGTTTTCTTTATTTCCATCTATATGATCTAATTCAAGAGTAATAGTCTCATCTCTCCATTGATCTCTATCACAATCATCACATTTAGGTTTTAACATGCCTTCTCTAATTAACCGAATTTTTAGTTTATCGGTTTGCATATCCTCTTTAGGATTTCTACCTAAATAATCAAAAACATCTCGTTTTTTAGCTATTCTCTGTTGTACGTCATATTTAGTTATTCTTTTTGGGTGAGTCCCCTGTTTCCGTATCTGCATTATTTTCCTCCTGATTTATTATACTAGCAGATTCTGAATCTTTTATCTCTTGAGCTCTAGTTTCTACCCAATTAGAAATTCGATTCCTGAATTTTCTCTTGTCTAATCGATGGGCTGTAGTACTTAAACCCATGTGAAGCTTTAATTCATGTTCGTTATGATTCCTGACTTGTCCTTCAGGGTCTACAATTAAAACATTTCCAATCGCTTCCATCATCTTTAATCGTGTTAAAAACTCTTTTAAAGTCTTTTCTGTTATTTTATCTATGCCTACCAACTGAGTAGCCATGATTAACATTGCTGTTACAGGATTTAACTGCTCTTCTTCTACTCCTTGTTCATTCTTAACTTTTCTCCAGCAAACTTCTTTATTATTCTTTATCAATCCTAATGAATAATCTAAATCTGCTAAAGCTGTTTTCTCTTTCTCATCTATAAAATTGCTTGTCACTTTCTTCTCCTATGTATATAATTTCTAAAACCAACTATGCTGAAATGGCCGACCCCCGGAAATTTTATTATTCTAGTAATGTCAGTATCTCTCCTTCATTAGGTAACCTACCTGCTGAATTCTTGGAGAAGATAACTTCTTTGTCAGAACCTGTACTGTAATTGGAATACCTTTCAACTGCGAATTCATCATTCACCAAATCTAGCTCTACAATTCTGCTGTAGTTAGGATGGGCATGTTTTATTTCTTCGCTGGTCTTAAAAGCTGTATCCCTGTAATTTGTACAAGAAGGACAACACTCATAATAATATTTTATAACTAAATCAGTCATTTACAAACTTTACGAATTTCTTTACATTCTTTGATCGTTGGTATGCATCAAGCATTCTTCTGCCTTTAGCTCCTAGAGCCTTAGCAGCAGATTGACTTGAAGGAGCTGCTTCTCCCCAAGCCCTAGCTTGTAATGCATGTCGTGTTGGTCTACCTTTCTTGTCTTTTAAAGGTTTAGCTGGGCCACCATAATGTCGAGCTAAGAAACTACCCTTCCTACGCTTTTTCGTAGGAGTATCAGCTTTACCCTTGACTCCGGGTTTTAGGTTAGAACCTTCTTTTCTTTTGAAGTATTTTCTACCAGCAGCTGTTAATCCACCTTTAGGGCTTTTTACTCTTTTACCTTTGTATTTTTGTTTCTCAATCTCTATCGTCATCTTCTTCCTTAGTCCCTTTAAAGACACCTCTAAGTATAACTAACACTAGAAGTATTAATATGCCTTCAATAAATTTTTGTTTCCAATTCACTTTTTAATCTTAAACCATACGATTCTAGCTGAACCTATTACACCAACGGC